ATGGTATATCGTATGCTTTTGCAAATTGCTCTTGTGTATACCCTGTCATTTTGCGAATCTCTTTCATCTTGTTATTGTCGTTGTTTGCTTTCATGAATGACCTCTTCAGTTTCTGAAACTCTACTGTAACCTCTCTATCTATTATATTTTATCTTACTTATATAATATTCTACAATGTGTTTAAAAACAATCGTTTCTTATATTCTTTCTAAATAAAAAAAGAGAGTTTTTGCTCTCTTTTGTTCTTTGTAGCATTAATGGTGACCCTTGATTAATTCTAAAACTCTACATTGCTATATTCATAACTACCTATTCCTTCTAATACGACCTCTGTATCGCAAATATCGGTTCTGAGTTCAATACCTTCTTTTCCTTCAACCTTTGATTGCCTTTCTTGTGCCTCCTGAATAGCTTCTTCTCTGTTATTTGTTGCCATAATAAGCCATTCTTCTTCCCCTATACCCTCTGCATTTGATAACATCCACACTTCGTACTTCTTGTGGATCCCTGGTATTATTTCACTAAACCACTCAGCAATTGCCTCGCAGGTTTTATCCCAATCACTGCCACCCTCTTCGCCTGCGTAATCTTTAATGCTTATGATTTCACCTGCCAGGGCATCTTTAAAATCGTGTTCTCCGCTGTTGCTATTATAGTTATACTCATAGCCTTCATTTTCCATTAGCTTTACCATTGTTTTAAAATCTTCGTGTGTGTATTTTCCTTTTTCCATTTTTATAATCTCCTTTTTAAACTTTCGTGCTTTGTTTTTATATACATAGTATATACTACAATGTGTACCCTTGCAAGTCTTTTGTCTGATTTTTCTCAATAAAAAAAGAGGGCTGCGCCCTCTTTACTTGCCATTATATTGCAACAAGATTTGCTTTGTTTACCGCAGCGGTAACAATGGATCCTTTGCCAATCACGACGCGATTGCCACTGACCTCGATGACATCGTATGTATTATAGTACGCAGTGAAAGGCTGTCCATTATACTGTATCGCATTTAATACTTTTACCTTGTCGCCCGCTGCGATCGAACCTGTGCTTACTGCTCCAACCTTTATGATTGACGATGCTCTCACGGCCGCAGTTACTGTTGAGCCCTTACCAATTACGATACGATCGCCATTTACCTCAATTACATCGTATGTTGAGAAGTAAGCAACAAATGGCTCGCCATTATACTGCACTGCCTGGACAACTTGTACCTTGTCCCCAACTGCAAATAAATCGCTTGATGTTGATGGTGGTGTTACTGTTGATGTAGATGGTGCTGCAGGCTCACTCTGACTAAAGCCATTTAGTCCAAGGTCTATCATGATGTTTGGATAGTCCTTGTAGCAGTAGTTCTGGTCTGTCGTTACTCCTGCCACCTGTGGACTCCTCAAGAAGTTTGTTGACCCACCAAACTGCCACATACCATAGTCAAGTCCTGATGGCTCTTGCGTTCCCCAAGATGCGATCCACCAATCATATTTCTGATTGAGTTCCGCACCACTAATATAGTTGTTATACCAATCAACATTTGTGTAAACACCTACATAGTATCCATTCCTCTCGATTTCGTCACAAAATGTCCTTACGAGTGAATCGAGCGTATCTCTGCCGAGCCCTTTTAGAGATGGATCCTCAAGGTCAAGATACACGGGATATTCGAGTTGTGTCCCGGATATAACGCTTAAGCATGTCCTTGCTTCTGCAAGTGCCTCTGCAGGTGTTGTCGCATACATATACCAATATGCACCAACTTGAACTCCTAGCGCTTTAAATGACGCATAGTGTGTGTCAAATGCTGCGTCTTTTGCAGTTGAGTACCCGGCTCTCAAAATCGCAAACTCGACCCCTTCCTGCTTTGCTCTGTAGTAAGGATAACCTGCCTGCCATGTACTTATGTCTATTCCGAATCTTTTCATCGTTTATTCTCCTTTGCTTTCGTCTAGTTCTGGCAAACCTGCAACACTTGTTAGCAGTGATAGTAGCCCTGCGAGTGCGGATGCACTTACAACTACTGTCCAATTAACATCTGTCAGCAGTGCTGTTGTTCCAATCGTCGCAATCGCAGTCTGCGCTACTGTCTTTACTGCTCGTGTTCCTGCTTTTACTGCCCAATCTTTCCAATTTCTGTTTTTCATAGCTTACCTCCTGAAACTAAATTAAAAAGGCGGCTCTCGCCACCCGGTTGATAATTTTATATTTTGCTCTCCTTTAGTGGGAGCTTTTTAACTTCGTTAATGATTTTCTCCGCTGTGCCATTCCCGTGCAATCCTTTGTAAGGGATGTACAGGTAGTCGACAAGGTTTTCATATTCATCCCTCGTGATATAGCCTCGCATGATGTAAAACTCTCCCAAGCTACAGATTCTGTCGTGTCCTAGTCCACGCATCATCATAGCATTGTCGCTCTTACGCTCTAGTACCCTCTGCACGATTACTGTTATTAATCCCCAAAAACCTGTGCTCGCAAATACTGCAATCAAAATTTCTCTTTCCATATATGTCTCCTTTACTTGTCCTTTTCGATGAGCTCCCAATCACTCTTTTCTGGATTTGAGACATTCTTGTCTTTGAGTGATTTGTATAGCTTGTTGTAGTAGATGACCATGTCGCCCTTTTTATAAGTTTTGTCTGCCGCCCAAAACTCTGCACTCTTATACCATTTGTCATAGTCGCTTGCATTCTCAAACACTACTTCGGACCAAGACTCCGGATCGTTAACTGGAATATTTTCATATGTCGAGTTATGCGCCTTGCGTGAAAGATAAAGCTTGTCGTTATAATTAACATAGTGTCCTAATGGATAATAAGAGCACACCTGCCATCTTTCCACCAATGAAACCACAGCCTTCTTATTCTTTTCGAGCTTTAAATTTGCATTGATAAGTAGGTTAAGCGATTCCAATCTCTGTTCGTCAAGATCTTTTGTTGTGTCTACAATCCTTATTATTCCTGCCAGGTCTTTCTCCTCGAAAACTCCAAAGACCGTTTTACCATCCTCGCGTGTAGCTGTAAAATTGTAACCACCCTTTTCTTTTTTATTGATATTCAACGCTTTCATTTTATTTATACCTCCCTGAGATTCTTATGAATGGTAATTCTGCAGGCACCTGGTTCGCAGCCCATGCGGGTGTCGGCATCAACAATACAACTTGCAACACTTTTGTATTAGTTCCTGACCCACATGTGTACACACCTCCGTTACAGTGTCCGCTCACTTGTACATTGCTTATCGATTTAAATAAATTATCGGGCATGGATAAATTCCCAATCCATCGCCACCAACACGAGTTCCACTGCACCATGTTTATTGGTGTTATTTGTTTTATTTGACACGATGCCTCACACGATCCATCCGAATACTTAACCACATCAAATTGCCCGTCTTTGTATTTTTGTATTGGAACGCAAAGTCCTAGCTTGAATAAAACGTCCCCCAATCTTACCAACCCGTTTTGTGTGTTTGTAAAAATTTTTAATAAATCTATTTCGTCCTCATCAAGGTCGTAACGCATGCCTCTGCAGTTGAGTCCCTCTTCAGTTGCCTCATCAAAAAATGTTACTCCACCGCCGCCCGGATATAGTGACATTACGATTTTACCCGTGAACATCGATGCTTCGCTTTTTGAGTATGCGTCAAACAACTCGGCAACTAACTCGTATGTTAAAGTCGGGTCAAAGCCACCTATTATCGTACTTGTATCAAACTCATACGAGTTAATTTGAACGCTTTTATTTGCAAAGCTTTGTGCTGTCTGTTTCCGCCATTTTAAATTAAGCACTCGTAAATTTGTATTGCTTACCTCTGCAATCTTTCCACTCGTGCCTATTTTAATAAACGTTCCTGATGGATCAGCTTGTCCACTTGCATCGCAAAACGTAAATGTTAAATTTTTGATTTGTGGCTCGTGGTAAGGCACGACTTGGTATGTGTGTATGTATTCAATCGTCCTTCCTCTGCTATCCGTAACTATCGTTTTTGATTTTAACTCCCCATCTGCTTTGATTGGATTGAATGTTACTTCTACCCCATCATAGCTTGCCTTTTCAAATGTAGTTTTTATAGATTTGATTGTTGATCCATAAATTCCCTTTGCTTTGATTTCTATTTTGGGTCTTGATATGCCTTGCACCCACAAGCCTTCAAATTCTCCAGGTAATGACGAATTCCCCTCTGTGATAGTTTTTGATTCGATTGTCGGTGCAACACTAGTTGGCACCTTTATGGTGTATTGTTTGATCTCGTCCCATATCTTTGTTTCACCTGCATATGTCTCCAAACTTACAGTCAAAGTAGTTTGTCCGTCATTTGGTATTTTAGAACATAGTTCTATTGGTACTTTAAACGAACATTTATCAATAAGTCCTGTATTGACTAATATCCACGGATGTTCTTTTTCGGAGAGAATGTGCCAATATACTCTATGTCTGAATGTGTCCGATGCAGGTTCCCATTTTATTGTATATGTATCACCAAATTCACTTCCTGATATGCTTTTTGTCTTGCTCCCACGTGGAATTGTCGACAAAGTGAGTCCGTTACTAGCTGTAAGCCATCCAACAAATGATGGTTTTGCATCAAAACTTGCATATGCACTCACAGTCTTTGTGCCATCACTATTGTGTGGAACTGTAACCGTTGTTGCATATAAGCGCTGACTCGAATTATTTATATAGTAAGTAGATTCAAAAGGGTAGGACACTCCATTAATCACTAATGTACCGCCACATTTACTGGTTGATTTAGCCCAAGCTCCATCTGCGGTGATTATAACCGATGCAGTCACTCTTGAGTAATTGCCTGCTATGTTTTGTGATTCTTGTTGTAATCCTATTGATAAGTAGTATCCCGCCATCTCAACCTCCTATCCATACATCGTTCAGCGTGTTGCCAATTACTTTCCCTTGCTTATTTCTTATTTCGGACCCTAGTCTAGTCGCCCATTGCGATCCATATCGCATTTGTCCCGATACAGCTACATTACGCACTTCGAGAAAGTCATTTGTGAATTGAGCTACCACCTGCCCTTTATACATAAACTTCAATGCGTCGTTTGTATATAGTGTTGTTACTTCCGAATCCACCTTTCCAATTTCTAATCCCTTAACACTTGTCCTGAGCCATAGTTGTTGATTTGACATATACCCGCCAATTTCTTCAAGGCCACTTTGTATCTCGTTATATGTGAGAGTGAGATTGTCTGCTTGTATTTGTAGTTTGCTTTGTACTTCCTCTCTAAAGTTTCCAAAATCCGTGTTCGAAACCCTGCTCTTTATAGCCTCTGCTATAAGACCCTCTGCAGTGGTCTGTAATTGCAATAGCTGACTATTCATCTGCTTTATAATCGTCTCTCTATTGTTTATTATTTGACCTTCCACATCTTCAGGAGCAGGTGTCCAATCGGTATATAGAGTGCCTCGCTCAACTTTAGTCTTTGTCCCCTCTATGTATGTGCTATATGTCTTTATATATGCATCGTTTTCTTTTGCCTCAAATAGGTTTGATGTTTGCACCGCCACGTTGTCTGTTCCATCTTGTAAGTTCTCAAACCTTAAAAATTCCTTGTTCTTATCGTATACTGCTATCTTTAACCAGTGGTTAAACTGTTGCACTTGTCCAGGCTTTGGAATCCACTGCTGTATCGCAGTAGTGCCTTTTACCTCGATGAAGTCACTCACCATTGTGTTTGCATCTGCAGAAGGACTTAACGATCCATCTTCGTTTAGCACCCCTCTTGTTGTCGCCTTTTCTATGTATAGATTTCTCGCGCCTGTTTTGACTGCCTTCTTTAATTCTTGATCTATACTATCTGTGAGTGCCTTACCAAAGTTGATTACTAGCTTGCCATCTCTTACTGCGAGAACTTCCTTGCCACCATCGACAATTCTTATCCTCTGCAGGTCTATGTCACCTGCAGTGATGTGCTTTGCATTTAGTTCGATTACATTTGCGATTGCTGTTGATATCTTTTTAGTCAGCACCTCGTCTGTGCTAATCTTGTTTACTATTTGTTTTACATCTGCAGTGTCCGCCTTTTTGACCCACTTTCCTCCTTGATGTTCCCATAGCTCGACGTACCCTCCAGCAGGTTTAAACCAAATATCGCCATCCTTTGGATTTTTAGGTGCCTCTGTGTCCATGAACATCAATCCCTGTGATGTGGCTAGTTCTTCAATATATTCGATTTTCCTCTGCAGTGGGCTTTTGTACTGATATGATGACTGCGATTGTGTCTTCCCCTCTGCACTGCAGTGAGAACTTAGTCCTCCATCAAATGTTAGCGTTTGCGACACGATTGGAACATCTATTTCTATGTTCTCTCCCCATACCGCTGTTATCCAATCGCCAACTTCTAGAGCAGGATCGCCTCTCCATTCGAGGGTGTATGGATAGTAGTTTAAATCTCGACATTGATTGTAAACTCGATCTAGTATTGATTGTGTCATCCATGGATTTGTAAGTTTGAGTTCAGTTCCATCTATGCTTCCTGCAGTGATAACCTTCTTCTCTTCTTCAAGTTTATTTTCAATTCCTCTAAATCGATATATAATCTCTCCTCTTACCAATCCTGATGGCTTGTACATATCCTTTGTGATGTGTTTGCCGCTTTGTCTTAGTTTTATAAAATCAAGTTTTCCTTCGCGGTTAAAAATAGCAAATGCTCCATTGAGTTGTGCTATATATACAATCGCTTCTCTGTAGCTGCACTTTTTGGGTATGGTATTGATGACATCATCAATGATTGTCAATCCATCTACTGTATGAATTCCTGTCGCTAGTACAATCTCTTGCAAGATTGCTCGTGCCGATGTTGGCATTTGCAATGTTGATTCATAGTTGCCACTAAGCCTACAAAACTCGTTTTCGAGTTTAATCTCTGTATAAATCGAATTCCTGTCAAGCTTTATGCCAACGGCAAAAAACGAGCCTAGTTTAACCGGCTCGTAACTCCCATCGTCTTTTTTTACTGATATCTCCAAGGTGCTCGGCAGCATCTCCTGCAAGCCCTCGACTATTCTTTTTATTTTTAAAGTGAGACTGGCGATGTAGCCTCCACCAAGAGGGAGTTGTTTGTCTCCACCTAACCCCTCTTCAAGTGTAAAGCTAACGATATCTTTCTTGGTGTAAGTTTGTCCATTAAGGACTAGTTTGCAATCAAACATCCTGCTTGTGCTGTCTATTGCTGTTTTATAAGCTGCGCTTTTACTGATCATAATTGCTCCTTACTGCTGAATCAAGGACACTGATGCGCTTTTGTAATAAGTCACGCCATCGCTTAGTGTACCGAGCAAGCTGTATTGCAATGTGCCACGATACACCGTCAGTGTTTCTCCTAAAATCACACACGGATAAAAGGTTCCTGATAGTGCGTTTTTTATTTTATTTAATTCCGCCTGAGTCAGTATTCCCCAGTTAATTGATATGTTTCGTTTTGCAGCGATGATATCACCTGCCATGATTCCACTTGCGCTACGGCCCGTGCTTGATGACCATATGATCTCATCTGCTGCAGTGATTTCCACAGGGGATGCGAGCCTTATTCCATTTATTGTAATCTCGTTCATTCTGCCCTCCTAAACTATAAGTGGACATTCGCCCGTGTTGACTGTGATGCTGTTAATCACTTCCACTATTTCCTTTGTCACCTTTCGTCCGTCGAGGGTTAAGTTTAGCGACATTACTGCCTTGAGAAGTTGCTGAAGCAGTTGTACCACTTCTCGGTTGTCCCCTCCCTTGGAAAGAGCAGCCGCCTGCTTTGCCATTTCGAGCAGTTTGTTCTCAGGCGCTACGATTTCTCCATAGTGCATATTGTCACCAATCATAGCAAGCTGTGGTGTGTTTGCTTTGACATAACCACCTTGAGCAAGCCTTGGCAAGCTCAAATAACTAAATCCACCTATGCGGACTCCCGGTAATTTGTTTATCAGTCTTACTGCACCATTTAAAAGCCCTATGCCTCTATTAATTGTGTTTTCTACTGTCGCAAGTACTCCATTGATAACCGCTCTTACTGCACCACCAATTGCGTTACCAACCATGGTTCCAACATGTGTGAATACGGATTTGATTGTGCTCCAAATGCCTCCAAAGAAACCTGCAATTCCACTAAAGACACCTTTTACCGCCTCATATGCTCCTGAAAATTTACTTCTGAACCACTCCGGAACTATCGTAAATACGGATTTGATTGCAGCCCATTTGTTACTAAACCATGTACCAATTGTTTCAAACGCTGCGTTTATATGATCTCTTGCTGCATAAAAAATGCTCTTAAAGAAAACTATCACAGGGGTAAATATTTCCTTTATTCTTGTCCAAATTGCAAGAAATATCCCCAATATAACATCCTTGAACCCACCAACAATGAGTTTTATTCCATCAAAGCACTTTTGCCAATCACCTGTAAAGATTCCTGTCAAAAATTCTATGACTCCTCTTAGTATATCAAGCAAGCCTTTGAATATTTGTGCGGCCGCAGAAAAGAACCCTTTTAGGTTGTTCCAAACAGTGTCAATCAGTGCGGCAACAATTGGCCCCAATACTTCTATCAGCCACGATAAAATCGGTTGAAGTATTTCTTCCCAGATTACTTTTACTAGATCCGCCACATCACCAAGCAAACGTGCTAAGCTTTGCAGCGCAGGTGAAACATAGTTTGTCCACATCTCTGCAAAACCGTTCCCAATCTTTGATACAACCGGTCCAATGTACTTATCCCACACGTCTAATAGCTTACTCACTATCTTTGTGAGACCACTTTCGACTGATTCCCACAGTGGTCCGATCTTTTCGTCGTAAACATTACGGATTGTATTCCAAAGTGCTGTCACTGATTTTGCTATGCTTTCTGCCGCAGTACCAAGCGCTCCAAATATATCCTCAAATACTTTTTTGATGCGATTCTTATTTTTCACAAATGGCTCTACAACTGCAGAAAATAGATCTGAACCTATCTTTACCATCATCTCTTTTGATGCAAGCCAGCTATTCGCTAAAATCTCTATTATTGCAGATGTTAACTTGACCGCACCTTCTGATTTTATTGATTCCACTACTGTAGCGATTAGTTCGGCCGCATCACCTGCAACATCAACAAGCTTTGTAGCTCCCCTGAACCATCCTGCTATGCTTTCTTTGATGAATTCCGAGCTTCCCTCAAAATAACGTGCTACTGCACCAGTTATATTTTCTGCTATTGATATGCCTATCGATGCCGCTGATCCAACTATCTTTCCTAAACTAAATGCCGCATGCTTTGCAAAGATATCCGCAGCAACTGTGACCTCGTCACTTGTAAATATTCCAATTATTGATTTCTTAATGCTCTCTATATTCTCATATGTTTTTGCGAGACTATTTCCGTTTAATCCCACTTCAAATCCATCTGCAAACAAGTCCTTTAGACGCTTAACATATTCGATAATCCTCTGCAGCCCTTTGCCATATTCGGATAATCCATCGCCCTCGGCAAGTTTACCCATGTCGACATCTGCTCCTTGTGGATTCGACGTTCCTTTGCCTCCACCTGAACCGCCGGATCCACCTGATCCACCTGAACCACCGCCGCCTGAACTATCAGCAAGGTCATCGAGCTTGTTTATTTTATCAAACCCCATAAGGGCTTTCATTTCTTTCGCCGCGGACTTTATCGCAGAACCTGCTCCGTCTGCTGCCTTTCCGAGGCTATCTGCTCCGTCTGCCGCGCTCTCAAGCCCACTGCTTGCGCTGTCCGCGTCTTTTGCTACTTGCCCTATACCTGCACCCTTTGTCGATTTTTTCTTTGTAATAAGTTCTGTAAATGCCTTAAATGCGTTTCCGAGCGTCATTAGTTTGCCCAGTAAAACATTGATCCATCGCAAGATTGGAGAGAAGATATTTATAAGCCCCTGGCCTACACTTGCCATGAAGGATTCCATTTGCAGTTTTAATATTCTCACCTGGTTCGCCCATCCATCTGATGTACGAGTAAAGTCTCCTGATGCGAGTGCTAATTGATCTAATACAAATTTATATCGCAACGCCACCTTCTCTTGCTCTGTCATGGACGCAGTAGTCTTTCCAAATCCATTTGCCATTGCGTATTGATCTAGAGCACTTTGGGTCATTACTACACCAAGTTCCTTTAGTGTCTCTGTCTCACCCGTAAACACGGATTTAAGTTTTGTATATGCCTCATCCTGACTAATGTTGTAAAAAGATGCCACATCGCCTGCAAGTCCTGTCAACGTGGACGACATTTCGTATGCTTCTTGTTGACTAAAACCAAAAGCCTTACTCATTGCTCCAAATGTACCAATGTACCTTTTAGCCATTGTTTCCGACAAGCCATAAGATGTAGCCGCCTTCTGCGAGAAGTCATCGATTTGTTTTGACATTGCAGGAAATGCTACATCAACTACGTTTTGTACTTCTGCCAAATCCGAGCCGAGTTGTATCGACTTTTTACTAAAATCAATCAGCTTTTTGGCCGCGAATGCACTCGCAATCAAGGCCCCCGCTTTTTTTGCAAGACCCGTCATTGATGACAAGTCGCGCTCAAATCCTCTTTTGTCAAGTTTTAAGCCTAATGCTATATCTCCGACCTTATGCATTTATCTGCTCTCCTTTCGCTTTTATTTTGCCATCTCTACAAACGCGCTCTTTATGGTTTCAAGAGCTGCCATTAGCTCGTCATCTGTCTTTGATTGAGCAAGCCTACTTCTCCACTCATTTCGTATTCTGTGTTGGCCTGGCGAGAAGTGTTCGAGCATTTGTGGATCTTCCTCTGCTCGGATTTGCACTATGCGACCAAGTGGCGTTTCGGCCGACAATCCCGCAAGTAGTGATTTGAATTCAGGCCATTTCATTTTTTTGAATTCCTCACTATATAGAGATAGTCCATACTGCGTTCGCATGGAGGATATGATAAGGTCGAAGTCCTCAATTAAATCATAGTATGGCTCGTCTACTCCCCCACGGTGTCTGTTTCCCCTACCACACTATCCATAGCTGTTTCTATTAGTGCGGTGAAATCTTTGAATTTGAGTTTTAGCTTGTCAATCTTCTTTCTGTCTTCCGAACTAAAAAGTAGCTCGTACATTTCAGGAATTGACTCCTTTTCAGGTTTTCCTGATGCCTGCATGATTTTAAGAACTGTACTTGCATCTGCATTAACCTCTATCTCAACATTCTTGATTTTGATTCTTGGATTTTCATCGAAATTTAGTTTCTCCGTGATATCAATAACTTTTGCCATCGTATTCTTCCTCCTCATCCTCTTCAACTATAATCGGCATGCCTGCGCGGTTGTCATCACCAAGAAGCTCGTCGATACGGTTTTCACTCATCTGCATCTATAAATGGTATTAGTGCTGTATATCTCATCTTTTCCTCCTCGTTTCAAAAACGCATAAAAAAGAGGGCTCTCGCCCTCTTCAGTATTAACCTACACTGCAGGTATAACGATCGGCTTACCATTGCTCATTGCCTCAAATGCGAGTGGTGCAACGCTTGTGCTGTCGCCTGCTCCGAATTCCTTGATGTTTAGTACTGCGCCAAGGAATACGACCTTCGTTCCATCAGGGAATGTCCACTGAAAGTCTGCTTCTGAATCTCGGCCACTCTTGAACGCAAGATCCCCCACATAGTCGTTACCTGCATCGCCTACATTTCTCTTGCCACTTACAGAAATGGTCACGCTCTTTGCTGTCATCAATCGCCTTGCCCATCCCTCTTGGTCAAAAGGTTTCCATTCCTCGACGCCATTATCAAAAGACACGGAGAAGCTTTCCATGTCCGCAATCTGTACAAATGTACCACCAGTCACACTCTTTCCATCTGTGCCTGCCTTTGCCGCTGCACCAGTGTTTACCTGGAATTGGTTCTCATATACTGGATATACTCCCGTTTTCTTTGCCATTACTCTTCCTCTCTTTCTTTGAGCTCGTAATATAAATTCATTTCTATGACACGCTCATAGATTCCGTTGTCATCTGTTCCAACATCAATCGACTCGTTCTGTAGCAATTCAATCACATTGATTCTGTGCTTGCCAATCACTACCTCGCTTTTACTTTGCTCCATGATTTGATTGTATAAGTACATTGCTCTCTTCTCAGTCTCCACAGCATTGTTGTTGTGGTGCAGTAGTATGCTGATTGATTTTACCTCAAAACTCGCATTTTCTCTGCCACCAATTGCTATGTTAGGAGTACGCTCGTCTTTGCGTTGATATACCCCTACTGAACTCTCCTTCTTGTTGTCGAGTTTTCCTACATAGTAGTTCTTAGCTGCATTGAATGTTTTGAGCCAATCTTTAATGTCTGCTAATCCTAGCATTTTTAAACCCCCGTTAATCTCTTATAAAACGATGCAAATGTCTTTGTTGCGAAGTTCTCTTTTAAACCTCCCGGTAGCCAGTCTCCATACCATTTGCCCTTTGCGTTTGGATTTTCACTTTTATCGAATTTGTATTCAGGGTGATAGTATAGTCGTCTTGCATACACTGCGTTGTGAATAAAGTTAATCTCTCCTGCTTTTGCCGCTTCTCTGTCTATCGAAAATGATTCATTCTGTAAGTTTCCCGATTGTCTCGGAACGACCTGTGCTTGTACCACTTCCGTATGCAGGGCCTCTGCAGTCATTTCTAACGCTTGTATTGATGCTTTATTCAGCTTTGCGATTGCGGGACCATCTATCCTAACTTTAGAATCTGCAACCATAACATGCTACTCCAAATCTATCCTCGTGTAATTAACACTCCCATCAGGATTACGCGCCTTCATGCCTGATGCAATCTTGCGCGTCTCTCCATGTACAGTGGCTGTGCCACCCGTTATTACTGCGACTCCCGGAGCGATATCGCCTTGGAAGTATGCCGAACCTGTGATTTGCACTATCTTCTTCTGTGCGGTTAGAATTTCCTTTGCCACATCTTGATAGTTGCACTTTAGATCCTTTGTGACTGCCATAATTGGCGCTCCCTCTTCAGTAAGTCCCTCTTCAGTGATTTCTACGTGAACGGGCGTTGTGCATACCTTCTTCATTACAAGGCATGGATATTTCATTTTAAATCACCTTCCTTGCTAACCCTGTCTGTTTGATGAGGCTATATATGTCACGAGGTAATGCCACTCCATCTTGTACGATTACATTCCATGATGTCCCAAACGACATTGACACACCATTAATGCTGTACGAGGCTAGTACTGATTGTATTAGATCCTCGTTCTCGTACTCGAAATCTGCAAGCCTGCATATTGCCCTTTTTATTTTCTCCTGCTGAAAAAGGGTCAGGTTGTTAAAACCTAACCCTTTAATCCTATTAAATGTCAAAGAATCAATGTGCTCGCTTGCGCTTGTAACGAACCTTTGCACTTCCTCTTCAGGGAGTTTGCCACCATATGTGTTGATATAATAGTCTTTATCAACATACATGCTATCACCCCCCCTTATTTCTTCGAGGTGTTCTTTCCCTCTTCAGGTGCCTCTGCAGTTCCCTCTTCTGAAGCTTCGATTGCTTTCTTTAGCTCCTCGTTCTCTGCCTTGAGTTTTTCGTTCTCTGCCTTGAGTTCTGCTGCAATTACCTGCTCGTTGCCTTTTCCATATTCGATAGTTTCGCCACTCTCATCAACAACATTGAATCCTCTTTTCAGATAGTAGTCCTTCTCTGTTTCGTTGATTACATAGACTTTGTTATCTTTTTCTGCGTATATCATGATTTACCTCCTACTCTGCCTCTGCGTTGATGCAAACACCTGTTGCCTTGTTTTTAATCAAGAATAGATCCATGTAGAATCTGCTCTGTAGCAAATATGAATCTGCAGTCTTTGCATCGTGGCCTGGTGTGAATACATTGATATAAGAATACTTGCCTCTTGCTACTACGCATGAAGGATGAATCAAGATTGCACGAATCTGTTTTGCTGTAGGTGCAGAAACTGCTCCCTCTGTGAAGTTGTACTTTGTCTTCATACGAGCAGATGGTACGCTTACAATCTCGACATCATCGATGCTATGTACGTTTCTGTCGATGTTCTTGTTGCCGGATGTTACATCTATCGTTCTCTGTATTCCCTCTGCCTTTTTAATGAGTTTTCTCACAGTAGGTGTTACATAGAGAATTCTGCCCTCTGATGGAACACTTGCATCGTCCATCTTTTCCATTGCCTCGTCGAACCAATCAAGTACATTTGCGGCTGTGAGTGCAGTTGTGACAATGCTTGCTCCGTTTGCTGCATATGTCTTTGCTTCTGCATAGAGCTTTGAATAATTGTACGAATCCTTTTCAGGAATTGCCTGATCTGTTTCGAGCGTATTCTGGACGTTTGCCATTTCGAGGACGAGGTTTGTTTCGTCGACGTCCATAGGATCTACTCTTAGCTCAATGTCTCTGTCGTGTGTGAGTTTCTTAGGCTCCCACTCGTTTGTCAGGTTTCCTGAATTGAATCCATCCCCCTGGCGATTGTGATCCTTATAGCCTGAAACCGTGATTGATGGGAGCTTGATTGTCTGCGCGTTCAAAAACTTTACTCTAGGATTTGACTGTGTTAGTGCATATGATGTTAGCTCCCTTGAATACTTCTGTTGTAGCTCCGGCGAAAACTGTTCTGCGTAATTATATACTGCCATTTTTAATTCCTCTCTTTCTAATTACCGAAAATCTTCTTGAGCGCATCAGCTTGTGAGGTGTTTGTTCCCCCCGTTGCTCCTGCGCCTACTTGCTGAAATCCTGCACCCTGCTCATCCGTCTTTTTGAGAGCTGGTACATCTTCCAAAACCTTGTTCACTGCTGCGATATAATCGTCCTCAGTAGAATCTACTGTGAGCGTACTTCTGTCCACAAGCTTTAGAACATAAGGCAGGTTGTTTATTTCGACGTTGCCCTTTAGAGCTGCAATCTGCAGTGCACTGTCTATTTGGGCTGCCTGAGCCACTGTCTGCGCCTGTGTTAGTTTTTCTTCTAAGGCTTGAACATCGGGCGTGTTTGCTTCCTTCTGCGCCTTAAACTGCGATATAGCCTGCGTTACCTCTTCCTGACTTAATCCCTGTTGCTTAAAGTAGTTCTTTAGCACTGCCTCTTCCTTTACAGTCTGTGCTCCACTTACTATGCCTGCGAGTTTATCATAGTCAAAGTCAATCTTTGTTGTTCCCTGATTGCCTTCGCCTGCATTTTTATTCTGTGTTGCCTGATTCTGATTGCCTTCGCTGTTTGCTTGGTTCTGTGTTGTGTTGATTCCATCTGCCATTTTGTAATACCTTTCCTTTCAGTTTTTCGAGTGTCTCTCGTTCTCAGTTATAAGGGTGTCTCCCTCTTCAGTTGTCGCACGGTGTCTCCGTGTAGTTTTAAGTCTTCGGACCATAAAAAAGAAAGCTATGTGCCTTCTTGGTTTATCGTATTCTTGTTGTGATTTGTGTTCCGTCCTCTGCAAACGGGATGTTAATATCCTTGCTGTACACATCCATGTATACTTCGTGCTTGTCTCCATTGTGGGTGAATTCGTAATACTTTGCACCCCTGTGCGGTGCCGACATCAGACACTTGCTATTCTGCAGCGTCTTGCATGACCACACGCAAAATACATTATCACGATCGATTTGGACGTTGATGTCCTTTCTGTTGTTTTCGTACTCTGCGACCTTCCTTGCGCAAAGTTTTATAAACTCTTCGTGTTTCATTTTTTCTTCCTCCTAATCCTAAATATTCTTTGTTATTTTATGTTGCTGAAGCTAAAGTGCCTGCATCGATATTGTGCAGTCTCTCCTGACATGGCTGCTTTTTCGTAAGATCGACTCCTTCGATTTCCGCTCTCACCTCTAAGCAGTACAGATACTCACCCATAGCTGCCTTTTGCTTTTTGAGCAAGTCTATGCCACACGTTGGCGTGAATTCTGCTGTCTTTGCTTCGAGCTTGATTACAAGCCTGTGCAACTTGTTGTAGCGTTCCTTTATTTGATAGTACTCTGCACAGAATCTGTCCTTATAGTCTGCGCTGTTCATCAAGTCGATAGTGTCTGATAATTTCATATGATCCTCCTTTTTCCACTAAAAAAGCACCGCGCTATGCGATGCTTAATATTTTCACATGAATTTATTGATTTAATAATAGCCTAATTCGTGTAGTTCTTTGTCTATCCTTTCACTTATTCTTTTTCTTAGATCTTCGGGTATTACTATCTTCTTTGACTCTTCTGCACTTGGCATCTTGCTATCGTCTATTAGATCAAGCGTTACCCCATTGTTTTCTTTTAACATATCCTACCTCGCTACAAAAGTTATGTGTTTTGATTTGATTAGCGCTTTAACTATTTCTCGACTAGTTTCCTCTTCAATTGCCCCTGCGGGATATCCTATCATCTCTTCTTTTTTTACAGTATATATCGTATTTATCAATTTATCAATACTTTTGTTTTCTTTTAGTTTGCCTATGCGATATATATCACCATTGTGACAAATTATAGTGGATCCACTCTGCCATTTCCTATCAAACAGTTTTTTTATATCTTCTTTAGATGGATAAGAGCTGTTCGGGTGATTATGTAAAACTTCATATGGCTTTCCCCTCCCCTCAAGAAAGTCCCTCTCAGGTATAGTAAAGCCACATGCATGTGTTTTCCCCACATCGACTGCCATTGTATTTTTAACAAGCCTTTCACCCGTGCGGGCGTCTAGTGCTACGATTTCCTCATACAGAGTATTATTTCTTGCTTCGAGTATTTTCATCGCTTCGTTGTACATTGATTCACTCACTGCCTTACTTTTTACTATCTCTTCAAACTTTTTGTGGAATTCATGTGTATTCACAAGTTCAAGATTCACATGACCCGCGTCTCTTTTCCCATCGTCTTTTATATGAGCCTGTTCCATTTCGCTATATTCAAGTTTCTTCTCAATCCACTGCTGTTCCCTGGATCTAAATGTCCTCTGCTTGTCTGTGTCTAAAGAGTACCTAGCAAGCCTATCACACTTCTCCGCCTGCCTCTCGCAGTATGTTGCTTTTGATTCACGCTTTGCCTCTCTTTCCATTTTTACTAGATCTCGTCTTTTGAGACGTTCCGGCTTTGTGCTTACCCCCGGAAAGTACGTTGTATGTGAATCCTTGCAGTTAGGATGATAAAGCCCTGCAGCAATAGCGGACGAAAGCAGTGGATATTTCCCATCTTTGCTTTTTCCTCCACTCCATACGTCATCTATAAATACCTTGCCAACAAAAGGAGCACACAATGGACATGCACTCGTGCGCTTGTTTAATATGACTGTGCTTATGCCCCAATCTTGGCGCATCTCCCCTTGCCCTTGTAAGTATGCTCGTTTTGTTGCTGTCCTTATGGCCATCTCAGCATACTTTGACACACTGACCCTTGCTCCGTTTTTATACTGCACGCAGTTTATCCCTGCGCTTAGAAAGTCGTGGGTTGCCATGTCGATTGCCTTCTCGTATGTTCCTGCTCCACTTGCTGCATACATTTGTGCATCAAATATAATCTTTCGATATTGGTCGTTCGCTCTTCGAAGGATTGCGTATTCCGCCTTCTCCATATCGTTTGTGGTTGCGTTTATAATCTTCTCTATTTTGTTGTCCTTTTGAAAAAAGGACGATCCTCTTCGGTATGCCTTCCCTTTGCCTTTTCCCTCTTTGATGGATTCCAGGATTGCCACCTCTTCATCCATCTTGCCTTGATTAAACGCTTCGGTGATTGCCTCGTCTATGTGTGGGTTGATTCGCTTAAATTCCTTATTCAGTTTCTTTGCGTATCTGCGTTTGAACTTGTCTAGTTCCTGCAGTTGGACTGTTTGCCATTGCACCCACTCTAGTCCCTCTTCAGTTTCCTGTGCTCTATGGTTCTTTAGATTCCTTATAAGCGATGCTGTGATATCGTCCTCGATTCGCGCGAGTGACCTTGCTACATCATAGTCCATTGCTGTATACCTTGTATCCTTGCCTCTTCCATGCCCTTATCTCTGCTTTGAGCTGCGTTTTGCTTTCGCATTTAATGTTTAGCATTTGGATTTGATTGTCCTTCCTTACTGCGTAAATACCAAAAGAGACAGAATCGGACGCTATCTTTAGCAATCCCTCTGCCTCTGCATTTCTCATTTGGTATACGCGCTTTAGTATGTGTACGATTACCATCTCTCTATCCTTCTGTCTTTAACCCCTCCACAGTGAATCCTCCAAGTGAATCATTCACGGATGGTTCATCTAAATCTATGAACCCTTGCTCGGCTTTTAGCCTCTGCACCTCCTGAGCTTTCCATTCCTCTGTTTTTGAGTCTCCATATAATTCCTCGATCGTCGCCTCTATACTTAGAATGCCGCCTGACTTTGCCTTTGCGATAGTTTCTACTTGTGACTCAAATGATGGGTTTGCATATTCTCCGAATGTAACTGTTGCTTCTACTTCTTCAAAAGGTTTCTTCTCCATCACAGCAGCCGCATTGATTGTCATGCTAACTAACTTTGGTATACATGTCGAAAGTGCCTCGATGATTGCGTCTCGTGTATATAGTGTCGCCTTTTCCTTTTCCCTCTGTGCCTCTGCATTGTCTAGCTTTTTAACATCGATACCAAGTGTCGATGGACTAACTATTCCCTGCAATGCTAGATCTAGTGCGGTGATGTATGTCGACAAATAGCTGTCGTGCGGTATAGCCGGTTGTTCAATCTCGATTTTATTTGTAGCTCCCTCGCGATTGTCTGTGTCTGTCTTTATAAAACGATTGTCAAATGCATTAGGTTTCATCACCATGCCCGTATTTGGATCGCGTGGCAAAAAGCATTCAGGAATATACTCCCTTGTCCTGCCCGCTCTTAACGCGTCCATCCATTGTGACCAAGCCTCGTCCAGACTATCAAAGCTGTCTGTCTTGCGATCAAATATAGACTGTCCTCTTCCTTCCCACTTGCTTGAACCATAAATATTAAAAGGCACAGCGAGTATAAGTTTCTTGTCGAATGTGTAATCCGATAGCTTGCTCGTAAACTGCGTGCTATTTAAATCTACCTTGTGCTCGTTGCGATATAACTCGTTCGTTAGATATCCATATCCATATCGCTCAACGAGTGTATAGCTGCGTTTTTCCTCTGTGAAAAATGTCTTTACTATAACCTCTTTGAGTCGTTTGCGATAGAATACTAGTTCTGCTCTGTCACCTGGCACCCACTCAACGATTGGCATTTTGCTTATTTCAGGGTCAAATCCTATCTTAAAAACACCATCGCCTATATATAGCGCCTCTTTTGTTGCCTCTTTTAGAACTTCTTTGATGTTGTTCTCTATTGCTATTCGTTCCCATCGCTCCTCGATGTCTTTTGATTTGATTTCGATTGCGTTTAGGTCGGTCAAAGTAATGCTTGTTAGTGTGTCAACTATGAGACCGGGTAATCCCGTGTGTATCCTTTTGATTTCCATTCCTGGCGTTGACCTTGCTCCCCAAAATGACACGCTTGCATTAGGACTTGGAATCTGTGTGTATAGTTGCGATAGCTCGTATGCATCGCCTCTATACCATATGCGGTTCTTTGCCGCGTTGTCCTCAAATGTCATTGCAGCAGTTATCCTGATTACTCCAGGCATTGCATCTTCGATTTCTAAAAAATTTCTTAATCCGGTTTTAATCATATTCATCAAACCCACTTTGTCTTTCTTCCTTTCCGATGATCTCCTTATATGGCAACCACGCATACTGCGATGCATTGATTGTGTGGTCGTTTCCATTTTCAGGTATGTCTTTCTTATCGTCCCAACTGTATGTGTCTATCTCTTTTAAGTGATTGATACAGTGGTCGCATACAAGATATAAGCCCTGCGCTATCCATCCAATCTGCAGATTTATTCGGTCTATAATCTTTGTCTTTTTATACGAACCGATGAAGTTGTATATACTTCCGTGTATTCGCTTGTATTTGTTCAGTTCCGTCAATGTTGCCTGGTCCGCACTGTCCACAAACACATCTTTAGCAAACCCCCATTCCTTTCGGTTTTTTTCGAGGAATTTGACAAATCGTTCTGCTGTGTCCGATGGCGCGATTGGGATGTCTACTGACGCGTTGTTGTATACCTCTTCATCGAGCGTTATCAATACACCATTTGTTGTTATGCCCTGAAATATCATCGAGATCGTATCAGGACTCTTGCTTGAGTACGCTGTGTCTAGCCCTGCAGTAAAACGAGCAAACTTGACCTCTCCTCGTTTTATTTGCTCTTTTAGATAACTAGCCTTGATGGTGTGTTTCTTTTGCTCAAAGTTAATAAAAACGATGCCCGTTGCTCTTCCACGCAAGCCTTGAATCTTGTTTTTGTATAACTTTGTCCCTGGCGGTGCAGATTGTTTCTTTTTTTCGATAGCCTCTTCAGTGAGGCTTGCATTGTCTTTAAAACTAAAAAACCAATACCTCCATCCAGGAATTGGCGGCTCTACTAGTTCTTTTAATATTTCTTCAGGAACATCCGCTCTGTACTTCTTGAAAGGCCTCGCGTGGTTAATAAACTCTTTGTATACAGGCAGTGCAGGATTGTCGGGATTGAGTGTCGCTAATAGATATTCGTTTCTTACTGACACCTCTCGCACGAATTCCATATTCGCTGTGTTTATCTCGTCTATAAAGACACAGCCATACTGTCCTCCAAGTGCTAACTTCCACTTCTGTGCATCGTTGTAGCCTAATACATAGATGATCTTGTCTTCAAACCTTATGTGAGATAGTTTGTTCTCCTTGTCGCCATTTCCCTTGTATTCTGCGTTCTTGTGTACATCAAGGATACCGTTGTCCTGGTTTATGATATTCTTCTCGGCCGTTCCGATTGTTGTGCTTGCAAGTATATGCAGTTTCTGTTTGCTTTTAGATACCATGCGCATGAATTTGACGGATGCCCCAACTGTCGTCTTTCCCGATGCTGTTGTCCCCTCTAAGAACTCAGCACTCACTCCCTCTGTCGTATTTATAAAATCTATATACTTTTGGCTCAGCGGGAAGTTACTCTTCAAGGCCCTCGCCTCCTAGTTGTGTCATAATGGCATCTAGTTTTGTGCTGTCCTCTGCAGTTACTGCAATGTTACGCGTATCCCTCCACAAGTGTGGTTTTCTATTTCTTAACCAAAAAATCTGTGCAGTGGTGTCTCCCTGCACATGCTTGGTTATAATCTTCTTTCGTTTTTTCCCCTTAGAATCAACCTCTATCGTTGTCTCTTCATAGTCATATCCAAGTGCATTTTTGAGGAGTGCATTTTCGACCTCGATGTCCACAACTTCCTTGCCTTTTTTTAAGGCGTTACGAATGTCACTATATTTATTCTTCCATTCGTTGAGTGTTTTTCTCGATATTCCAATGTTGTGAGCTATCTGCTCATCTATAAGTCCATCGCGCGCCCATCCCTCGATTTTTAACAGCCCTTCTTTGGTGCGCCACTCGTCGTATTTCCCTTTTGCCATAATGCCCTCCTTCCGTCATTTTATGTCAGCCTTTCGGCTTTTAGTCCCGTTAGCTCTTCCCATCGTTTTACGATGACGTCACAGTACTTTGGATCTAGTTCCATTGTTAAGCACTTCCTCTTCAGATGTTCGCATGCTATAAGAGTTGTGCCACTTCCACCAAATGGATCTAAAACAAGTTCGTTTTTTCTGCTGCTATTTTGTATTTGTTTTGCTATCAATTCCACGGGTTTCATTGTTGGGTGTTCGATGCTCTTCGCAGGCTTGTCATACTGCATTACTGTTGTCTGCGTTCTGTCATCGATAAAATAGTGTGCAGCTCCTTCTTTCCATCCGTAAAGGCATGGTTCATGCTGCCAATGATAATCTTGTCGTCCTAGCACCATTGTGTTCTTGACCCACACAAGTACCTCGTGTACCGATAAGTCGGTCTGCTCTATTGCCTCTAAAAAAGCCTTCCTCATCGTATCTGCGTGCCATATGTAGACCACCCCCCCAGATTTTAGCCATTCGGCCATGTTTTTAAACGCTGCCTCTAGGAAGGTTGTGAAGTTGTCGGTCGATTGATGGTCGTTTTGAATCTTTAGTTTGTCCTTTGTCTTGCCTTCGTATGCTACGTTATATGGCGGATCTGTTACTATCAAATCTACCACTCTGCCATCTACAAGCCTCTTCATGTCCTCGCTGTTCGTACTATCGCCACATGCAAGTATATGTTCTCCTAGCTGCCATATGTCTCCTGGCTTTGTGACTGCCTCTTCAGGTAATGCCTCTTCAGGGTCGAAGTCGTCCTCATATTCCTCTTCAGTCCCTAGCTTGATTATGCCTGCGAGTTCCTCTTCAGTAAAACCTGTTAGTTCTAAATCAAAGTCCATCTCCTGCAGTGCTTTCATCTCTCTTTCGAGTATGTCGTAATCCCATCCCGCGTCTAGTGCGAGTTTGTTGTCTGCGATTATGTATGCCCTCTTCTGTTCCTCGCTTAGATGCTCAACAAATAAGCAAGGTACCTTGTCTATTCCGAGTTGTTTTGCTGCCATCATCCTCCCATGACCTGCTATGATTCCGTACTCCTTGTCAATTAGTATTGGATTGATGAATCCAAACTCGGCTATGCTTTCTGCAATTCTATTTAGCTGTGCCTCGCTGTGCGTTCTTGCATTGTTCTCATATGGTATTAGCTTGCTGATTTCTATTTCCTTGTAATTCATTTTTTCTCCTGAAAATAAGCAAAACAAAAGGCAGCTATAAAACTGCCCTTTGCTTAGTTAATTATGAGTTTCAAACACTTTAGTTTGAGAGATACATTGGGCGCGACGTTGCCCTTATCCCGTCGCGTTCCACACTATCATAGTAACACTGTTTTTTTTCCCTGGTTTCCGAACTTATAATTTTTAAATCAATTTTAAGTTCTCAGCTGTTTTGTAGATAAATTTTGACTTGTAGGATCCATATGTGCTTACTGCTGCATCGCGTGGATACCTCTCGAAGTATAAGATGCTGTTCCACACCCCATTTTGATATTCTTCCGGAATCGTGTCGAGTGCCTTTTCTATCGCTCTCGTTTTTTCTATAAATGCCGCTCTTTTGATGACCTTCTGTGCAACGATATCTTGTATGTCAGTCCCTCGTGGTTGCCCATCCGACAGCTTTGCACATTCGTCGAGGATATCCTGTGCCTTTGCTTTTAGTCTATAATAGTCTCTAATCTGCCATACCGTTTGATGGTATACCTCTGTAGGCAGGTTGTACTTGTTATTCTTTTGCCTTTGGTAATCTCTCATTGCACACTAACCGAGCTCGGCAATACCAAGCTGCTTTTCCCTTTCTCTTATTTTTATAGGTCCCTCTGCACGGACCTTCTTTCCTCGTGGCCATACCTTATATCTTCTTGGCTTGTCCAAGGCTATCTCAGTGTATTCCAGGTACTCAAGTCCAGTCACAGGATGTGTGTATCTTCTTACGCTGTCTTTTGCGATATAGTAGCCTTTGATTGCCTTTGGATCGTCAAATAGAGCCGCGATACTTACTGGCTCCCTCTTAACAATTGGCTTTTCTAAATTTCGACTGCATGAATATCTGCGCTTAGTTGGACAATCTTCGTCTCTAAAAGTTTTTTGTGTTTCTTTTATCAAATAATTTGCAAGTAGGTGATAATCCCCACTGTCATCAAACAGCGTTGGCTTAACCCATCCCTTGCCCCACTTCTTGTTTATAAGTTCTGCATCGCAGGTGTTGATTATAACGTGATGATGTATTCTCTTATTCTCGTACTCAGTTACAGCAATCCACTTTAACTCATCACCCATTGCGTACTTGAGGCGGTTTAAAAAATTCTTTAGTTGTCTTTTAGCCTCTGCAGGTGTTGGCTCGTCATGACCATACGTTAGTGTATAGTGACCCGATCCATATCCAAAGTTATGATTGATTAGTCTCCTAAAGTTTCTCTCTGCTATGATGTCGTTTGTCTTTTTTACATTTTCGGGTGTGGCATTCATTCTTTGCGCCCTCTTTCCTTTGTGACATCCGGATGGAAATTTAAGAACATGTTCAATAGTTCTTCCTGCTACGCATGTCTCTTTTATCGCTAGTTGTTTTGTCTTGGCCATCTCTCTTTTTCCCTCTAGTGTTAATACTCTTATCAAGCCTCAATGCTCTTCACACGAGCTCGTCTTTTTTCCTATATATAATGTAGGTTTTTTATAAATTCTTGAACTTATCGCACATCGCAATCACTTGGATTGCTTCTTTAACCGCATTGACTGCATGGATTCTTATTTTTTCAACCCGTCTTTTTTGTATATCTATATCTTCGTCTTTGCGGAGATATGCCCACCACGTCCTTATAATCTTTTCGATTTCTTCCGACTCCTCGGCGAGTTCTTCTGTCTCTTCTAAGATGACTGCGTACCCTTCGTGGGTGCTGCTAAATTGTGGGTGTATCTTGTTTGCCTCTTCAAGTTCTCGTTTTACAAGGGTCTCTATTTCTTTATTCATTTTCAATTCTCCTGCTGTATGTTTGGAAGTATACTTTTAGTCCTTTTTGAAAGGCTGTGATGTATTCCTTGCGAGCACCTTTGCTCTCTAACCAATTATCTAGCAAATATATGATGTTGGCTTTATCAAGCAAGCGCAGGCAGATGCTCATATAGTCCTCCCACTCGCAGATTTCAGGTAGGCTAATCTCTGCAGGATTGATTATTGTTGCTCCTGGAAATTTGTCCTCGGCATCTTTCTTTGCCTCTTCAAATAGTTCTTTGTAGTTATTTTGTCCGGTTATCTTCCCGCTCAAGTAAATTACTGTTTCGCTTTTCATTGTTTTCCTCTCTGTTGCTTTTTATAGTGATTCTAGTTCCCTCTTCAGGTCTTCAACATATTCTCGGATTGTTGCTTCTATCTTTGTTTTTAGTTTATCGGTTAATTCAAAACCACCCTGATCTAGATAACCCAGAACCGACAAGTTAAAGCGGAGTCTACATTCTGTCGTAAAAAAGGCTCTATTTTTCAGGCCCTTTAAACAGTTTTCTGTACGATTTATTTCAGCTTTGAGTTCAATCGCTCTCTCTAGTGTTTCTCTCTTCATGATTTCCTCCTTGTTTTAAAGTTTTTCACATTTATCAATTTCATATAGTATGTGTAGTCCACTACCGTTGTCCCAATCAACCATGATTGCTCCTGCATCGTCTACCCCTTGTACAGTTCCCTCTGTGCCTCGTGGTGGTGCGTATGGATCCTGCATTGATATGAGCCTAACCCTGGTTCCTTCAGGGTATTCCTTGCGTAATTGTTTAACTACTTCTCTGCTTGGTAAATTCATGAACATTTTGGTTCTCCTTTGATCAAATATAGATTCAATTAGATAGGTGCTTTCATATATGTTGCCGATAACTACTAATCCATAAAGCCATATATTGTCTTCGCATAAATCTTCTAGTTCAAGGTTGGTTCGTTTTCTTTTGTCCTTTGGAATTTTCTTGTAGTCAATTAAAAACCGACCATCTGCATAATGTACTTGCCATTTCTTCCAATCCTCTTGATTTTCCGATGCCTTACTCAACAATATGTCCCCCTCGTATATCTCTACTCCGTTGAAATCTTTTAACCCTGTTGATTGCATTAAGATAATCTTTTTTATTGGATTTGTGACGATTGCCAATTCGCTAATATGATATGTTGCTATTTGTCTTTGACAGTCTATAAAATCTACCTGACATACTCTTTTAAAGTTTTTATCCCATACTCTAAATTTGGGTGTCGTGTGGTGATTATTCATTTCTTTTTCCTCATCATCCTAACTATTGCATAAACATATATTAAATTTGCTACGGTCATACCTATACTAGCTGCGATTATAAGATATGTTATATACTTCATGATTAGCCCTCCTTATATGGTTCTGGTAACTCCATCCACGCTACCACTCCGTCAATGTCGTCATCTGTTTCTGATAGCCATACACCATCGCCCATATCATTAAAGGCATCGATCCACACATCTTTACCATTTGTAACTATCACCTGCTCGTCGTATTCTGGTAGATTCTCTACGGTATAGAGATTGCCTGAGTTGATATATTCTACATCGCTATTTCTTGTAAAAATAAGCTTGTTCCACCTGCATTCCACCAGCTTATGTATCTTTGCTCTAATGTCATCTGCTATTTCAGAATGCTGACATAAACAACAGTGTTCAAGTTCGTCTAATAAGTCGTCTAATTTGCTTTTAAAATGGTTCATCGTTACATTCCTTTCTGCTATCCATTTATCCACCACTCCATAACCTCCTCTGCAGTTTTAAATTCTGTTTGCAAGCCTGCTTTTTTTCTCGCTTCAATCATTCGCTTAAACGCATGTAGATATGCTTGTCTTATCTCTGGATATTTTGATAGTTCTTCTTTTTGTCGACTTGCCATTGGACACCCTATGCATCCTAACCTTGTATAGCCATCATCATAAAGACTGCAATATGGGATGTTGTAAACTTTTATAAATTCCCATACATCGCTGTCTGTCCAATCGATAATTGGATTTAGTATTCTTTGTGCTTTAGTTTGGCAAATGTGAGTCATTCCTTGTTCGGGGTTATCTGGATCTAAAACTTCTCGTTTAGTGGTTTTATTGTCGCTTATTTCTAGCCCTCCGCGTTTTGCTCTTTTACTCGATTCTGCTCTTCTAACGCCTGTAATTTTAAATCTGCCTTCGCCCCCGGTTTCTTTTAATAATTGGCAGCAATAACGTACAGTCCTTGTCGGTGGCATTTTCTTCTTTGGTATTAAATTCCACATTGTTATTTGCGAGCCATCTTCATACTTTGCTTTTTCAAATTTCACATCTGGATGGACATCTCTTATAAATTTAACCAACTCAGGCGGATCTACTGTGGTGACACTATAGTGAGCATCATACTTTACTCCTGCCATATCTGCTAGTGCCTTAATTACAACACTGTCTTTGCCACCACTAAACGCAAGATAGTATCCATCTTCCGGCTCAAACATTTGTAGCCTTTTTATTGCCGTTTGTACTTTATCAATTCCTTGTATGTTAAGCTGTCCTATCATTTCTAATTCCTTGCTTTAAATCGTTACATCCTTTCTTCTCAGCTCTTGTCAATCGTCATCAATTCTTTGTTTAATCGACTCAATGGCATTTGTCATAAGTTGAATTTGTTCGACCAACCTTTGTGCCTCTATCACTCTCCAATTGTGTTCGAGGTCAAAATAATATCCGTCTATTTCTTTGAGCCTCCTTGCTAATTCCTTTTTTATTCTTTTCTTTTCTCCTTCAAAATATTCGAGTGTTTTATTCATTTTTCCCACCTAACTAAAAGTCACTTGAGCATCGTACTCATAGTTCATCCATATTGTTTCAGTGCGTTTAACCGAACATTCTGCAGTTGTATTTTTGCTTTCTTTTCGCCACTCTTTGAGGTATTTGTTATAAAGGTCATTATCATACCCACTAATCATTATCTTACAATCACTCTCACATAAAGCATTTAAAAGCCTTACATGGTATTCGTCGTCTAACTCGTGATTGTACAAGTGCTTGTTCCGTGTGCTTAATAGGTATGGTGGGTCAACATAAATAAAAGTCTCTTTACCTCGCAGGCTTTGTATTAAGTCGATTGCGTCCTTATGCTCAATCTGCACATTCTTTAGTCGTTCTGCTCCTTCAATTAGCGTTTCGTACAGTTCTCCCCAAGCTTTCGCTGGGTTCGGACTTGTCGCTCCTATACCTCGTCTAAAGCCATTCTTGTGCTTGTTTCCACATCCAAAACCTTGCCAACACTTAATCGCAAATAGTCTCGCTTGCTCTACATCATCTAAAGTGTCGCTCCTATAAGCCATTTCATATTCTGTCCTTGAGTAAGGCGTCAGCTTTATTCCCTCGACCAATTTACCCGGTTCAGTTCTCAGCACTTTGAAGAAGTTATACACATCGTCATCAATATCGTTGACAATCTCGTTATAGCAAGGCTCTTTGTTGAACAGTACGGCACCGCTTCCGAAGAACGGCTCGCAATAGACTTTGTGTTTGGGAATATGTTCCACAATCCACTTTGCCAATCTGTTCTTTGCTCCTGGATATTTTAGTATTGCTTTCATAATTGCTTTAACCTCTTCACGTGTGAGCATCTAAAAATACAATTGTCTTGCTCACCTTCGCAAAAATAATAATTTCGCTTCACGTAACGTTCTATTTTTTCTTCTGTTTTTCTCAAGATGCCTTTATACGCAAAATCATCAAATAGCGTTACTTCTACATGCTCGCCCAAGTGTGATTCCAATTCTTTTCTTATCATTACTTCACCTCTTCAGCCGCACCACCGAGGCTCGTTTCCTTTATGCAAAAATCATTCATGATTTTGTGCATTACATCGATGGCAGTCGATGCTGCAGTTTCTCCTTCGTGATACCAACACCAACAATGTGTGTCATCCTTGATTCCCTTTACCTTTCCTATTTCGTATCTGTCGCCATTTCGATATATAAAAACATCGCCTGGCTTGAATTCATTTAAGGTTTCTTTTTCTTTCATTTTTACATCCTCTCTGCTATGTGTTTTATTACATTAACTGTCACTCCATTGCCTGCCTGCTTGTATAGTTGATTGTTTGAGTTCAGCTGCTCTGCTCCTCTTACTGTACCTTTTTTATTTCTGAATATAGACTCCCCCAAAGTTCCTCACGGTTTTCCTCCATGAATTTCAAAGCCTTTCTTTTGCCATACGACAATCCGGGAACCTCTTCAGTTGTGCTTGCGATTTCTGCGTTTATATTTGTATGTGCCTTTGTTCCTGCGAGTTCCTCTTCGCGTTTCTTCTGTTTGCACCTGCGGTCGCTTTCTCTTTGGGCCTCTTCGCTACACTCCTTTGAGCAGTTGCGCTGCTGCATGTACTGTGTGTAGTATTCTCTATGACAAACTTTGCATTCTTTCAAGTGAACGCTTGGCATAAGCTCGACTATGTCGTCTATGATTTCTTGTTTAAACTGCCTTATCTCTTGATTTGTGTTCTTCTTGCTTATTAGCATCGAAACTCCATCGTGATGATTTCGAACTATGATTCCTTTTGCAGTTTCCTCGTATTCGATGTAGACATAGAGTTTACTGTTCTTGATCATCAATGCCCCTCCTAAAATGGCCCATCTTCGTTCAACTGTTCAAATCCATATGGAAGATTGTTTTCACTAAAGGTTGTCTTTGTGTTTCTCCTTCCCTAGCTCACAATTGAGTCTTTCCAGCCTATTGGCTCAACGCTCTCTGCAACAAGCTTTGTAACGAACATCTTGTCGCCATTCTTATTTGTATAGCTGCTCGTTTGTTGTCTGCACTGGATTGCAACCACCATTCCTTTTGCTAGGTACTTCTCGCAGTTTTCTGCTTGTTTACCAAATATAGTTACATTGAACTCTTTCTTCTGAGCAGATAGGGTTGGTATATCGATGGCAATACTAAACGTCGCAACAGCCATTTGCGACGTCGTATATCTTAGTTCTGGTTTTTTTGTTAATATTCCTATTAGCTGTACACTATTCATTTCTTAGTTTCCTTATAATTTCCTGTGCAATTTTGTGTGGATTGTTCTTATTGTCTTTTATAAAAGTTGACATGTTCGAACGAAACATACAAATGTGCATACTTTTGTTATAGCTATCACACTGCCTGCAGCATTTTGTGCATACCGTTTCTTGCTCGCGCGGACATTGTCTCCACTCCTTTTGTTCCATGTGACTTATTCCACAAAGTGGGCAATTCATGGATTAATCTCCTCACAGTAGTTTTTGCCGATGATTTGCATCCAGGCTTCAACCGCCTCGTCCAAAGTACATCCATCGGTCATCAAATCCTCAATGTACTTTCTCTCGGTTTCAGCACGCAGTCTGTCGCGCTCTTCAACCCCTGATGGATCCGCACTATGCAACCATCTATGATGTTCAGGACACACATCAATCTGAAATCCAAATTCAATGCTTGTCTGTCTCAGTGGGCCATAAAACAGCTCGTGCCTTTCTGCGTATGGTTTCCCACAGTACTTGCATACTCTCTCAGCTTTGTCCTTGTAGCCATTTGTCATCCTTTTCCTTTTTTTGCGTTTTGGCTTTGGAAAAAGAGCTCCTTTAAAATCACTCATAATCACTTCTCTCCTTTTCTATTTTTACAGCGGACACATCCACTATGTCCTCTCTTGTTAGAACAAATTCGCGGTTGTGAAACATTTCGATTATGTCTGCAGGCGATGTTGCCATTTCGTCATGCAACTCAATTTGAAATGTGACTTTTAATCTGTACATACATACTCCTTTATGATCACTGCCTCGCGGTCGCTTTATATCTAACCCCTTTTGAAAAATATTTGAAAACCACGAGGCAGTTGATGACTTTTACTAAACCTCCATCAGTGCAGTGGTCTTTGCGTTTCGCTGAACTCTTATCTTTGCTCCGCCCTTTATAGTGATTGTGCTTCCCTGCACTGTGATGCTTGCCTTTTCGATTATTTCGTCAAGCACCATGTCTCCAATTCGATGCACTAGACCTTTCGTACTTTCATCTAGCTCTTTGAGATTGAGGTATTCGTCTGCTTTTGAAATGTCATTGATGGCTTGTGTAAGTTTGTTTCTTCGATCTTCTCTTTCCCTGCCCTCACACATGCACTTTCTTGTCACATTCTCGTCTGCCTGCTCTTGTGATTCAGACAATATCAGCTCTGTGTGGCCACAATACTTGCATCTGCCTTCGTAATCTTTATAATCCTGCATTCTTCATAATCCTTTCTGCATATTGCTTCCCATCTTTTGTATTGCCGCTGTTGTACACGCTCAAAGCGTCCTTATAATTCCCATACTTACCAAGCAAGTCGGCTAGTATGTCACAACCTACAGTTATGTTTTGTTGTGGATTATACAGGTCGGTCACTCCAAGCCTCTGCATTCTCGCTTTATGCCATCGTTCCTGGATCTGCATCAAGCCGACCGAGTTCCCATCGTCTCCCTCTGCAGACGACAACCATCCACTCTCCTCTTCAATTAGTGCCTTTATTACGTGTGGATCCAGTCCATACCTCTTTGCAGTTCTCTCTATATGGTCCTCTACTTCTAGCTCTGCGACTGTCTTTGGTTCGCATAAATTCTGTGGCTCGTTAATTCCCGGAAACTCTATCGCTGTAGCGATGCCATTAAGCACTAACACTATAGCTATAATGCATATTGCCGATATTCCTGATTTTATTTTCAT